GGTAGTGACAAAACGTTACCCAATATATATAATAATATATATATAACTACTACTATAGAGAAAATCGAAAATAATTTAGGTTTATTAGAAATATTAGCTATGCAAAATAAATTAAAATTAGATACAATTAAATCTAAAATTAATGAATTTGTTTTGCATTGTAAATCTATATATAAAATTCATAATAACGATAGTGATTTGTTTTCGCATTTTGGAAATTGGATAAGGTCATTAAATTTAAAAGATGTTAATGTAAATGATGAATTTATAATATTTATAGATTTATTTAATCAGGTTTCTAAAAAGGAATTTGTAGCTACATCTGCGGTAAAGCAATTATTTGTTGTAGCAATGAGTAATGGTTTTACTGGTAAGCAAATGGTTACAGCTATGCGTAATCTGTATTCTACGTCTGATAAAAATAAATGGCATAAAAACAATCATTACGAATTTGCAACACCAGAGTTCTTATTGAAAAATGAAAACTTAAATAAATACTTAAATGCTGATTATTAAATGAATATACTTAAAAATATAAAATCAGCAGAATACTTCATTGGTCAATTGACTAAGACAGCAAAGCGCTCTAAAACAGAACAGCAAAAGAAGTTCTATGTAGATATGATTAATTCTTTTGTTGACTTGGTTAATTCCGCTACAGCGTTGGCGCAATCAAAATTAAAGTCTGATGTTATTGATAGTTTGTTATTGGCTCGAATATATGACCAATTGCAATTCCGTGAGTTTAGAAGTATGAATTACAGCTCTAATGTGTTTGTTGTTGAGAAGTCTAATGATGGTTTAAATCTGTTAGGCTACATCGAAACGGATAGTATTGTCGAAGGACGTCATACTTTGAGTTTGAGCAATGGTATTAATGAGCTTAGTTTTAATGTTAAATCTTGTCAAGGTTCTAGCGATACTGTTGGTGTTTTAAATCATAGTAATGCTAATGAGTTATTGAATTTCCTTTACGGAAGGAAAAATAAAGAAATTGATATTTACGGAATTGTTAGAAATATTGATAACGATATAAAATATGATAGTGCTTTGAATAAGGAAAAGGTTATTAGTTTTTTAAATTCAAAAGAGGCTGAATATTTAGCAGAAAACAATAGTAAAAATGGTATAGATACTAAGGCATTTGATGTTTTGGTAGATGATTTATTAACTCAGTTTAAAGAAAATATGCAATGGAAAAAGTTAATTTAGATGATTTAGGAGGCAAAAAAGAAACTAACGTTGTAACGGATGGTTTTGATGTAGAGAAAGTGATTTTAGCCAGTAGGATTAAATCTACTGATAAGATAGATAAGGCTAATTATATACTTAAAATAAATAATACCAATAAGTTTTCAAAAGGAAACATTTCAGCTTGGATTGGTAAAGCTAAGTCTAAAAAAACATTTGCTTTATCAATGTTTATTGCTGCCATTATTGAAGGTCTTAGATTGTTTGGTGTGTTTAACGCTAATGTAAAGGGTAAAGTTATTGTATTTGATACGGAACAATCGCCTTATGATGTTCAGGTAGTTGTTAAGAGAATTAAGCATTTAGCTAATGGTTCTGAAGATAACTTAATAATGTTTGGTTTGAGACCATACACGCCAGAACAAAGAATTATTATTATTGAAAAGGTTTTAGAGTTACATGGTAAAGAGGCTGTTGCTGTTGTTATTGATGGTATTCGTGATTTGATTTATAATATTAATGATGCCGTTGAAAGTACGATTGTGATGTCTAAAATAATGAAATGGTCTTATGATTATGATGTGCATATAGCCTGTGTTCTTCACCAGAATAAAGGTGATGGGAATGCTCGTGGTCATATTGGTGCTGAACTTTCGAATAAGGCGGAAACAGTTATAAAAATAATGAAGGACGAAAAGGATCCTTCGATTAGTTACATGGAGGAGAGTTTTGGTAGAGGGAAAGGTTTTGAGACATTTGCTTTTCAAGTAGATAATAACGGAATGCCTGAGGTTGTAGATGTTGATGCTGCCACAGGAATGCCGACGGGCGATGATTTACCATTTTAAATAGATGAAAAAAGTTACAGTATATATAGATATTAATTCAGCTATGAGTATTTGCGTAATGGCTGGTGTTGTAGTTTATCCTGTAATTGTTGGTAAGAAGTTTGGAGTAGAAGTTAATTATAAAAATAAAATAATAAAAGGTGATAAAGTGTTTACAAGTAAAGAGATAGCCAACGCTTGTAGTAAAACCTATAAGTATTATGCAGCAAAATTAAAAGCAGAAGAAACCAATGCCCAGCAGTCCAAATAAAAGAAATAGAAGTTGGAACCCTAAGAGAAAACAACACCATAGGCTTATAGATAATAGTAAGTTCTACAACTCTTGGACTTGGCGGAAAAAAAGAAAACAAATATTAAATAATAATCCATTGTGTGTAATGTGTGAGAGAGAAGATATAATAACGAATGCAACAGTTGTTGATCATATATTGGCAATTTCTGCTGGTGGCTGTAAACTTTGTGAGGATAATTTACAATCATTATGTTCTTATCATCATAATCAAAAATCAGGAAAAGAAGCGCATGGTTTTATACAGAAATAAAGGGGTATGGGGTAAATCTCTATAAATATAAATTGCTCCTACATCGCTTGATAGTCAATATTTTACTTTGTGTAATTAATAAGTAAGGGGAGTCTAAAATTAGAATAGTATGAAAAATAAAAATATGAAAGTGGCACATAAAAGCTTAGGAGATGTAAAAACACCATCAGAAACACCTTTGTATGAGATATTAAAAAAAGCGCCAACAATATTAAAACGCTTTAATTTAACAAAGGACCAGAAGTTTTGGTGGCGTTGGTTTGCAGTTTCTTTAGTGAAGACAAATCAATTTAGTGAGGTGGATTTAATTCACTTACAGCAGGCGGCATTTTGGCTATCTGCTAGATGTGATGCTTACGCTATTATCAATAAAAAAAATGAAACTGGTGATTTAAAAGGAATGGTTCAGACATTTAAAGGTGGTGCTACAAATATCACAGGTTGGATGTCAATTGTGAAAGATGCCGATAAAGCCTTAGATAACATTTCGGCACATTTTGGTTTATCAATTAAAGATAGGCGGAAATTAGGAGATACAAAATCATCAGATGATGGTCAATTAAGTTTATTTGACCAATTTAAAAACCGAAAACAACAATAAAAAATGAAGATCACCAACCAACAAAAAAAATCAATTCCATTTCAATACGCATACGATGTATTGGAAGGTAATATCGTTGTTGGTAATAAAATTAAATTAGCAATAAAACGCTTTTTTCAATTAATTGAAGATGCTGATGAAAAAGGTTACTACTTGGACCATAATTCAGGGATGGATATAATAGATTTCTTTCCTTGGTTTTTAGTTCACACGAAAGGACCTTTGGCTGGTAAACCATTTGTTTTATCTCCATATCAGCAGTTTACATATTATAATATTTTTGCTTGGAAAATTAAAAAAACTGGTAACAGGTTAATAAATACAGTTTACGAAAAAGTAGGTCGTAAAAATGGTAAAACCGCTGGTTTATCTGGTTTAGGTTTAGCCGCTATGGCGATAGATAATGTTTCAAGTCCAGAAATATTTGTTGGCGCAACAAAAGAGGCGCAAGCTAAAACACTTTGGGATCAAGCGGTTCAATTTATTAAAAAATCTAATGCGTTAAGACAATCTGGATTTAAACCATTGCAAAGAGAAATTCGGTTACCTTCGGTTTTGGGTTCTTTTAAATTTTTGGGCGGGGATTCAAAAACATTAGATTCTTTAAATCCATCTGTATCATTCATTGATGAGTATCATGCGCATAAAGATGCCTCTATTTTAGAAGTATTAGAAACTGCAATGGGCGCAAGAACAAATCCATTAGTTTATATAATTACAACAGCAGGAACAAATGTTTATTCTGTCTGTAAATTATTAGAAGATGATTTGACGCAAATTTTAGAAGGTAGAAAAGAGGATGATCATACCTTAATTATGATACATGATTTAGATAAAGAAGATGATTGGAAAGATGAAAAAAACTGGATAAAAGCCAATCCAAATTTACATTATAATCCACCAATGTTAGCGCATTTAAAGCGTGAATTTATTAAAACAGAAACAAGTCCTTCAAAAATACCAAATTTCAAAACCAAATATTTAAACATGTGGGTTGATGCTCCTGAAGTTTGGATACCTAATGAAATTTGGCAAAAAAACAAAGTAAATGATTTTGAAGGTTACGAGAATTACGAAGATTTATTTACTGCTAAAGCTAAAGAGTTTGGAAGTTATGGAGCTGTAGATTTATCTACCAGAAAAGACACAACCTCGTTTTCTATAATAACAAATCCAGATAAAAATAACAATCTATTTTTGAAAGTATTTGTTTATTGCCCAGCAGATATAATTGATGTTAGGTCTAGAGAGGATGGTGTACCTTATAGATTTTGGGCAGATACAGGGTTATTAACATCAACACCAGGTAATGTGGTTGATTATGAATATTTATTAAATGACATCAGAAAATATTATTATCAATATTATATCGAAAGAATTGAATTTGATGAATGGAACTCAACACATGTAGTTAATATTTTAATGAAAGAAGATTTTAACGTGTCTTATTTTGGTCAAGGAATTAGAAATATGAGTTTTCCAACAAAGCAATTTGAACGATTGGTTTATAAAGAGAATTTAAAACACGATGGAAATGTCATTTTAGAGTGGGCTTTAAGTGGCTGTGTTCTAATTGTAGATCCTAATGAAAATATAAAAGTAGATAAAGGGAGGTCTCATAAAAATGGAAAGAAACGAATAGATTCAATAGTATCTTCTATAATGGCGTTTGCCGCAACAATTAAAGAGCCTGAAGAAACTAACGAATCTAAATATAATAATCCTGAAGAAGAAATATCTTTTGGAATATGATTTGAATAACGGCAAATTGTATGGTTAGTGGCGTGTTTTTACAAAACCAACCTTACAGATACAAAACAAATTTAGAGTAAAGAAAATAGATTATAAACAAGCAGAAAGTAGCCATTAACTATACAAAATTCATTAGTCTGGTTATGGTTTGATTAAAGATTAGA